TTACCCTCTGCACTGTCTGCTAGTTCTTTAGATGTGGAAAGCATACCTAAAGAGTCTAACACAAACATCATAGGTTTACGATCTTCTGTCTTCTGTTGAAGATATTTGTCTAGAATTTGTATAGCATTAGTACGAAATTCTTGTACGGTTGTAACTGGTACAAGTATCATACGATTTCCATCAATGCCACGCTCATCAATCATCTGTTTTGTGACTGCTGCTTCACTCTCAAAGTAAACAACACCCGCATCTGGATTGTCACGCAGATAACTTTGAACTACACCTAGACAAAAGAATGTTTTACCTGTACCACTCTCCCCTGCTAATGCAGTAATTTTATTACTAGGTATGCCACCGTTGATACTACCACTTACTAGTGCGTTAAAGATATATGATCCTGTATCAACGAATGAATTTATATCACCTACGCCACCTTCCGATAATAGTCCTGCGTAGTCATTGTCAATCTCTTTGACAATACTTTTTAAAAATGATGAAGTCATGCAAATAAGAATTCTAAATTAGGGACTTTCTCTATATCCCATTCTATCACGTCAGTGATGATTCGTAAAGGGTCAAGAAAAGATTTCTTAAATTGAGCTTCACGATCTATACTCTCCTCAAGATCCAATTCTCTTGGGAAAGTATTGAGGAACGAGATAACATTCTCGTTGCCAAGTGGATTAGGTCGTAGGAGGTAAACAAATTTAATTTTTTCGCCTTCATTTACTAGTGGATATTTGTATTCAAGTTTGTTTTTTGAGATGTAAAAATTATATAACAAAGTTCCACGAACATGTAAAGGGCATCCCTTTGAATACACGGTTCCTGACGCCTTGAATTTACGGAGTCCATTGACTGACCTCGGAAATGCAATGTCTTCTGGTGGTAACGAATTGAATTCAGATCTGAAACTATCTATAAACGATAAAAGATCAGATTCTGTTCCTTTCATCATAATATTAATTGCATCCTTAATAGCAGTTCTACATGGTGCAGGAGTTGATGACTTAACTGCTTCGATTCCCATCATTTTTAGTTTGGGTTCATCATAACTTACACCTTCACTATCCCACACATTAAGCATATATCTTTTCTTTGCAGTCCAGATACCAACTGAAGCGATATTCTCTCGCTTCATAATCATTTTTTGCTCGTATGCGTTTACGTATGTTGCCAGTTCTTTGTAAGAACTTTCAATATACTTTTCAAATTCCAACTCACACACCTTATTAAGGAACGACACAACGCTCTTATCAGTTTTTTCTCTCCCTTTGTATACAGTCTCGACCAGAGGACCCAAATTGAGGTAGATACTATCAGTGTCACTAGCAATAACATAATCTTCTCCTGTAGTTTTTAATGTTTTATTTAAGAACTGGTTCATCTTGTGTTCTATCCAACGGATAGACACTTGACCTGACATGGTAATTGCTTCAGCATTTTTTAGATTGTAATATCTAAAGTATTGATTACCAATAGCACCATAGGCAGAGTTAAGTTGGATCTTTCTTGCCATCTGTATGTTGTTATACTTACTGATTGCTTTCTCCAGATCTTTTGTCGGTGTTTTTTCATACTGTTGTTTTGCTTGCAGCATGAGTTTCTTCGACTGAACTCGTTCATTGTATATCTTTTGCATAATTTCTGGTAAGAAACCATGCATGTCTTTACGATACATTGCCCCATTAGCACATACAGCAAACTCTTTTGGAATATCTATTTTTTGAGATAATATCTTATTAACATTTGCTGATGGGTGTCGTTTTTCAACAAGGGTTTCTGGGGAAATATTGTATTGCATAATGAGATGAGGATACAGAGAATTGAGATCAAAAGACACCACCCAGTTATAGCGTCCTGCCTTCGGTTCCTTGACATATGCACCCTCATACTTTTCATCTTTGTTTGATCTTCTTGCAGGAGGAACAACAATACCTTTTTCTTTCAAAAAGTTGTAGATAATTGTATCCCACATTCTTACTTGATAATAGACATCCCTGATGTTTACTTTAGCATCATATGCTAGAGCAACAGCAAGTTCTATCAATTTCATTTTCTCTTCCAATCGCAGAACAAGTTCCACGTCGAGGATGTTGTAGTCAATAAACTTTTGCCAATCCTGTGTATAGAATTGTTTGAAGTTTTCAAACTCATTGTGATCTAATTTTCTTTGACCTAGTTCCACAAATGCAATGTGGTCTAGACGATAAGATTCTTGATTTGTATAGGTAAATTTTTTATACAAATCCATGTAGTCAACAACGTTAATGCCATAGACATCATAAACAATTTGTTCTCTACCTTTTATTTCTATGTCGTTGCGATGTACTATACCCCATGGTGATATTTGTTTCATTTCTTTATCACCAAACAATCTTTCTAGACGTCCACAAATATATGGTACGTCATAAAGTTCTACATTCCACCCCGTAAGAATATCTGGGAAATTAGTAATCCAATAGTCAAGAAAACAACGGAGCAAATGTTCTTCACCGTCACATAGAATATAACTAACGTCATCTCTAGTGTTTTTATACGGTTTGGTACCCCATACGATGATCTTACGGCTGATATAGTCTTGGACTGTAATACTGAGAAGAGGTTCCGAGCATTCCTGCACGTTAGGAAAGCCATTCTCACATGCCACCTCGATATCAAGAGATGTAATTTTAAGACCCTTAAGGTCATAATCAATTTCTTTCGGAAACTCTTCCGAGATGAATTGATAGAGATACCTGTCATATCCATGAACCTCAAAATTTTGTACCTCTTTGTATTGATCCACAAATGCCCTAGCATCTTTTACGGAATCAAACTTGATAGGTTTTGCATACCTACCATCAAGAGTTTTGTGTTTAGTTTTTTTATCGGTGACAACAAAAAGAGTTGGAGAGAACTTGAACTTACGTTGGATACGTTGTCCGTTCTCGTATCCAAGATAAAACAAGTTATCCCCAACTAGTTGGACGTTGGTATAAAAACTCATTTAGTTACCGTTTCGTATTTCTTCAACAGTTCTGATGTTGGTGAAACTATTGTAGCAATAGTTTCAGAATAAAGCAATACGTCTGTGTCGGTTGTATAACGAGGCCATGGTTCTAGTGTTCCATCCTCTTTGACTAGATAAGGATCTTGCATATGGCAACTAGGTTCTTCATCTAGTTGTTCTGCTTTTGTAATTAAGTGAATACCACTCTTAAGAATTATCAGTGCTGTCTCCATCATCCTCCTCTAAAACTTTTTCTGCATCTTTAAATATTTGTTCCATGTCTAGGTCTTCCCCAGTCTCACCCGCAATCATGCTTTCATGTCTCTTGAAATTCTCTTCGTAATTTTCTGCCTTGATTGCATTTACATATTGCTCTGCAATAGTATCTAACGGATCATATGCTGTTAACACATGACCCGCAGGAAGATAAAAATCTTTGTCTTTACTCAGAGGTGCCCAAGGAAACCATGAAACTTGATATCCTTTTTCACTGTTAAAAACAATACCTCCATCATCAGATACAATATCTAATCTAAAAGGTTTATGTAAATGATATCCTAATGGTTCTTTGGTATTAGGATCTACAATTTCTTTTGCTTCTGTTATTACTTCTTCACCAGATTTTAATAATAAAAGTTTTACGCTCATTCTACACTGCCACCCATTTTTTGTACGTTAGCAATGTATGTATCACGTAAACTAGGTACAGGTTCTAAGATAGTTGTAACTACGCCAGGATTAATAGGTATCCTAACTTCAGTTGTTAGAGGACAGTATGGTGAGTAGTGTACTTTAACTTCTGGATCAGTAACAATTCCTGTATCATCAAGTTTAGGTTGATCGTACTCTACTTTGTATGGGAAGTTAAGGATAAATGCCTGTCTTTCACCAGTATCCTTATGAGTTGCCTCCTGTACGTCAGCAATTATATTATCTCCATTAGTAAGAATAACGACCTTTACTCTATCAGTTTTAACGAGTGTCTCATTCACAGAAGGAGTAACGTTTTTCATCTTTCGTTTTGCCATAATGCTTCTATTATAAAAGGGGAATTGATTTTTGTCAATCCCCCTATGTATTAGATGTAATCTTTCCTAGCGTGATGCTCTGGAACTATCTTTCCCAGTACGATGCTAAGGAGTCCATCGTCAAAGCTGACGGATCTAACCTCTGTATCATCGGAGAGCGTCCATGCTCGTTTGAAGGCACGTTGTGCCAATCCTTGATGGACATACGTTCCATCATCTTCTTGTTTTTCTTTGCTGCCCTCGACATGTATCTTTCCATACTCTGTATAGACTTTGACGTTATCTTTCTTGAAGCCAGCGAGTGCGATTTCGAGTCTTGATTCTTCATTAGAAATGTGTATCAGGTTATAGGGTGGGT